ACTCCGCGTTCGCGCCGCCAAATACGGCACGGCTCGAGTTTATAAGGGATACCACTACAGGTTTTATCATAGTCCACACTGCTCTTTGTTTAGGAGGTGGTACAAGAATTGGGTCAGCCCAGTATACAGTACGACGCGCGTAACGAACGCTAATACCCATGTCGCTGTATGTCATAGCAGCTTGGCGAGTGCCGAACGTAACTGCAAACTTATTGCCTGTTTTAAGTTCAGAGACTCGCCCGTCGCCGTATAGGACGTCGTAGACCATATCGCCGACATTTACCTTAAATCCGTCAAGTGAATGTGTGCTCATGGTCTAGTCCTTGCCCTCGGGGTCACGTGTGTAACACGCGCGCATATCTACGCGCGGCGTACCTGCCGTGTCAATAGTACTATTAAAATAATTTACGGCTGACTCCGCCCGTCCAACTTAGGTAAACCTGCCGCCCCCGGGCTAAGAGGTGACGTAGTTTCTGTGGTAGGAAGCGCCATACCTGGTAGTGGTTGCGCGCTTCCCCCGTCAGATGATGGTGCTCCGTTTGCAGCCGGTGTGACCATCGATGGGTTAAACTCAGAGTTACTTGCTATGTAGCGCTCTATCTCGCGCTGCCTGCGAGGATCGGGCACAACGTCGTCGCCGTAATCACCGAGGCCCTTGATAACGTCGCGTAGTACGATCTTGATCGCGTCTGGCGATACGAGTCCAGTGTTAGCGAACGGAACAAGAGTATTGAGCACATCTACCGCTCTGGCCTGCGACAGTTCTTTCTTAAGTAGGCCAGACGACCCGCGTGCTACAACCTGCGTGTCGAACTTTATGCTCTGGTCTTGGTTGTATTTGAGGTTCATAAACACATACGCTTCAATCAGCGGCTCTATAATGTCTTTGTCAGTCTGCAAGAGTACTTTCTTCATGCCCTTAGCCGCGTTGCCCATGAGCAGTGACAGTCCACCAAGTGTACGGCCTGCGCCTGCGACCTGCGGGTTGCCCAACACATATGCAGGTAATCCTGATACGTCGTCGCCCTCTTTCTTGAACGCGTCATGTACAGACAGAAGCTCGCCTGCGCGAGAGTCTATGCCTATGCTACGTATCGCAGGTATGTTATGCTGCACGAAATCTTCTTTATCATCTACCTTAAAGACCTTGCCAGGGTATATGTCATCAATGTCTTCCCCTTGCGCCATACGTTTCACCGACGCTTCTAGTATAGGGCCGGATGAATACGCCATGTTATTTGTAAGCGACCGTACGCACGCGTTGGACACGCGGGCTATGTCGCGCAGTATCGCTTCTAGCCCTTTGCCGAACATCGTACGCGGATTTTTATCAAACGATGTCACGTAGAACGGACGCTTTTTATTGGGGTATGGGTTGAGTATAGCCCTGATAACCTGCCCACCTGTCACCCATACTTCGGCCTCAACTGTGGAGTTTTGTTCTATCTCCACTGAAATCCCTTCTAGGAACTCCGAAGAAATCTTGCCGTAGTACACAACGACGTGGAAAAGCCCGCCCGTGTCTTCAGCGGGGGCTGCTGAGTCTGATACGTCTGTAACTTTCTTGGCGTCGCCGTCAGTGTTAGACGGCGCTGTGACTCGATCAGTCCACGCCCACCCGCCCGGATGGTCAGCTACGACACGGTCTATAGCCTGACTGTTAAAACTGGATACGCCTTTCGTTGCCTGAAGCTCCCCGCGCGACATGCGTTGCTTCTCGATAATATACAGCCCATCATTTGGTGTGGACGAGTCTGCTGAAGGGTAGAAATCACGAGGGTCAACATGCTTAACAACGTACGTCGGTTCACTCTTAACCGCGACGGTGCTATTCGCATACGACACCTTATCACGCATCTCTACGACTGGCCCTTTTAGGACCGCGTATGGCATGAGCGCTAAGTCCGATATGAACCCTTCGAACGCCGCGCGCCATCCACCAACCAAAAGCTGGTCATGGATAACGTCCTCCATGTTCAGCGCCGCAGTCTTCGACACGTCCTTGACGTGCTTCTTGGCTATGATCTTGGCAGTCTTCAGCTTACTTATTATGTCGCCCTCTAGCCCGTTGGCCCGTAGCTCTTCCATCATGTGTTCAACCACCACATCCTCTGCCTCTTTCGGAAGCTCGGGTATCGGAGATGGCGCTAGTGTCCATGGTTTGTCTTCGTTGTTGAGCAGGATGTCAGACGCCCATGCCTTGAACGCGCGCACCTTGGTGGCAATGAGGGGATAGTACACCGTGCCTGGTAGTATCTTTAGTCTGCTGCACTCTTCAGGTGTGTACACCGCATTAGCTGCCGCTATGGCGCTCGCTATGTCGTTGTCTACGCCGCACCTCATCCTGTGGGCCTTGGCGGCTGAAGCATGGTTGATTACAAACGAGTACAGCGTACTTACTTCTTCCGACGCCTTCTCCGCGTCGAGCAAGTCTTTATACTCGGCTGGTACTTGCACGCTCTTAACTTTGTTGACGTGCGCGGCGTGTATCGGCAAGATTGACATCTGATAATCTTTCTGTTGTTACGCCAGGAGTTGCTTAGCGCGGCTTGGCTTTGGTGCTGTATTAGCAGACGCGCGCGGGCTAACAAGCCCCATCTTGTAGTACAGGCACACGTAGTTCGCTGCGTCGGCTATGTGACTGTGACTACCCTTGTCTGGCTCGTCTTTAAATTCGTTCTTCCCGCCCGACGTGTTACGCCGCTTAGAGAACTTATACCCGCCGCGCCATGCATCTATCAACCCTACACACCTAGGGTCCACGATAATGCCCCCGGCGCGGTCCATAAAATACGCAGCAGACTGCACCCGCATAACAACGTCGTTGGTGTGCGCGGGGCGCGAAGAATACCCTCGTTTCTCTAGGGTCTGAAACGCAGTGAGCTGCGCAAGTGAGCTGCGCTGCATACCGGCAGGATCGCCGATTATAAGCATCGGGCACCCACTGTACCGCGTCGCTCTGAGCGGCGAGACGTGCGAGTCCATAAATTCTTCAAGTGTGCAATTCTGAGGCAGCACTTCGTCCAGTACAAGTATTGACCCTGTGGGCGTCATCTGCGTAAACACTGCGGCTGAGTTAAGCCCGAAGTCAAACCCTACAACTACAAGTCTGCCAGGCATAGGGTCTATGTGGCGCGACGACACGTGCTTACTGTGCTGGAACTGCGGGTACACAGGCTTGCCTGCGTGTGACGACCCATACTCGCCCATGATATACACGTCGATAAAATGCTTAGTCTTGTTCTTTAGCAACCTGCGGTAATACGTGTACCCCCCAGGTAGGTTGTCTATGTTCTCTGCAAGTGGGTTGGTGAAATACTTATCGGCCTCTATGTCTGTGTCAAGGTTCGCGTCGTACACGAACGGCGCAGGCTGCCTGAATATAGCGTACTCTTTCGGCTTCTCCACTTCGAACATCGTGTACAGCCAATGCTCCATAGGCGGAGGGTTAGACTCCATGACCACGCCGAACCATGTCGGGCCGTAGTTAAGTTCTTTCTTAGTCTTCGGGTACCGCCCAGTACGTGACTGCAACATGTCGAATATGGGCTTGGGCGTTTCCGAGGCTTCGGAAATAAATCCGCCAGTTACTTCTAGCGAGCGAAGTTTTTTAACATCTTCTTCGCGCTCAAGCGCCAAGAACCAAACTTCTATGTCGAGCGTCGTACCGTCGGCCAACTGCCGGTATACATTGGATCGAATTGGTGTGTCATATACAGTGGTCGCCATGTCACCCATCCACTCTTCCCATGTCTTAATGACCGTGGACTTGAGTTCAGGGAACGTAGACCGTATCGCCACCCAACGCGTAGACCTCACGTTGTTAGCATCCGGCTGCTGCCGCAGCCCTGTGAAGAATATCTCCATAAGCGCTATGGACGTCTTGCCCGCCCCCACCGGTCCCATTATGAACCGCACTTCCGACTTCAAGTCGTTGTGCAACAGTAACCCTGTCGGCGAAGGGTTGTAACGTATAGTGTCAGAGACTCTGGGTATGCTCATGTTTACTCACACGCCTGTCTGCGTTTATTGTTTATCTGCGGCCTAAGGCGGCGTTCACCCCAGGTATTTTATCCCCGTTGTGTATGAGGATATTAACACTTGGCGGCGCAGGTTCTGACTTCTTCTGCGGTGCCCACACGTCTGCATTAAGTCGTTCGGCCATGCTCTTGAACTGGTCCGCGAGTGCGCGTAGCTGTGCTCCGTGCGCAGGGCTTTCGGGAGTTATAGACAATGTCCCCACTGCTTTTGCCATGAGTGAGTCACCGCACATCCGTATCGCATCTTGCAGCTCGTCTGGCACCGCGTTGTCGTATAGCCACGTCCTAAACGCCCGCATCGGCAGCTCGTAGTGCGCTGCGAGTGTAGCCGGTGTAGACCCACTCGCTATCTCTTCGAGTATGTCGTCTACCCCCACACCAAACAGCACGCGGTCCACGGACTCGGGCGTCAAGCGCGATGACAACACGGGCGTTGTTAAATCAGACGCGCGCTCGGGCTGCACTATGCCTCTAGCTCGAGACGTAGCGTGGTTAACAAGACGACTCCCGCCGTTGGTGTCGTTACCCGCGCCGTATGCGCTCGCGTACGGCGAAGACGCAGTGTCGATTTCTCTTACCGCGTCTTCTATCTGCCCATAAATTGCTGTGCTGATGTTGCTCATACGCCCTTTAAGTCATACGCCCTGTGAGTCAGGGTATTCACCTGATATTTCTTGCTTGAGATTGGTAATCGTATTGCTCGTGCGCCCCGCGTCGATAAGTGACCATGCCTGTGAAACGCCCCATGCTATAATAAGCAGCGACAAGTCGACAAAGCTTGCGCTCTGTGCGCTGGTGAACACGCCGTTCGCTACAAGTAGAGCGGCGAGTAGTTGCAGCCCGTGGCGCGCGAACTTGTTAATGACGGTGTTGATGATGCTGTTAAACATGGTGCTTGGTGCTCTCGTTGATGTTGTTGCTGCATTTAGTCGTTGCGCTCGCGACCTAAAAAGGTTTTCGAACCACTTGCGCAGTGGGAAGTAAGATGAAGATGAAGATGAAGATGAAGATGAAGATGAAGATGAAGATGAAGATGAAGATGAAGATGAAGATGAAGATGAAGATGAAGATGAATACGCCATAACGCTGCGTAATATGTGCTTAAGGCACTCGCCCTTGCGGTTAACTTCTTTGTCCAGGCCGCGCACAGGCAGCCACGTCAAGTCCCATTTATCGTGTTGTGCCACACCGTGGATACGCTCTACGTCTGCGTGCGTGCATATGTGCTGCACGTCAACAGGTATGTTGTGGTATTCCGCTAGTTTCGCTACTAGCTTTATCATTGCCGATACTTGCGCTGCTCGTAGAGGGTACTTGCCGCTAGAGAACGGTTGTTCTGTGGCACCATACATCCCTGCAAGCGCTACGCCTATCGACTTAGCGTTGAAGCCTCGTGTGTGCGCTGCGTAGGGGCGTGAGTTACTGATGTCGTAGTTGCTGTCTACCGCTTTATACCCTGGGTGTACGAGTCCTTCGCCATCTATAATAAAATGGTAGTGACTTTTCTCTACCTGAGAC